ATCAAGCTGGTAAAAAGCAAAGTGACGGATATCAACCGTATGAAAATCGAAGAACAGGCGCGCCCAGCAGGGCGTGAATAAAAGTAGTTGGAACTACACTGTAGAATAATGCAGTTAGCCATCCGTCTTACCGAAAGGCAAAAGCTGATACGGGACTATAGCATGGCGGAGAAGCGGGGAGTTGCCTAAAGATGCTTTGGCACGACTGACCTGCAAGGCGAAGTAGATATAAGGTTGAAACTAAGGAATGTTGAATGTGAGTTTCAAGTCCGTCTTTCGATGACGCAGGGGCAATGCATCCGAAGCCCTTGGTATGTTGTGTTTATGTATTTTGTTCGCATAAACAATTATTCCAATTCATACGACACGTTGGAGAACCAATAGTAACGAAACGAAAGCGCAACCGACAATCTACATCCAATTATTCACGCAAACTGGGGATTACCTACGTGGGAATGTCTACCATTAGGACTATGTGTAATGCCTTTTGGCGATAAATCTCAAGCTGTTAGGCAAGAGAGATGACACTGAATATCCCATATGGTAACGGAGCTTCCATAGTAGTCTGAGGACCCTGAATTGACAGGGAAGGCTGTAAAAACAGATACGGGAAAACCGTCTACATGGCGAAGGGAAGCAGTTATTGTGTACCAAATATTAAAGTTGATTAGGGAGGAAAACCTCGAATGAAACCAACAATGGAAATTTTGGAAAGAATCAAGAAAAATTCTGAGGAAAACAAGGACGAAGTGTTTACAAGAATCTATAGATACCTTCTTCGTCCGGACATTTATTTTGTAGCATATCAAAATCTGTATTCCAATAATGGTGCATCAACTAAAGGCGTAGATGATGATACGGCAGATGGATTTTCGGAAGCTAAAATTGAGAGAATTATTAAGTGTCTCGAAGATGAAAGCTATCAACCGAAGCCTTTTCGAAGAGTATACATTAAAAAGCCAAATGGAAAAATGCGACCATTGGGAATTCCGTCATTCACTGACAAACTTGTACAGGAAGCTGTAAGAATTATTCTGGAAGCTATCTATGAGCCTATATTTATGGATACGTCACATGGATTTCGCCCTAATAGAAGCTGCCACACGGCACTTCAGAGCGTGAAATACGAATTCAGAGGTGCAAGATGGTTTATAGAGGGGGACATAAAAGGATGTTTTGATAACATCAATCACAATGTTCTGGTATCGTGCATCAACAAAAAAATAAAAGATGCAAGATTTACTAAGCTTATTTACAAGTTTCTGAAAGCAGGCTTTGTGGATGATTTTGTCTACAATAACACATACAGTGGATGCGCTCAGGGTGGAATCATTTCTCCAATCCTAGCGAACATCTATCTGCATGAATTGGATAAATTTGTTGAAAACCTCAGCAAAGAATTCAATGAACCTGCCACAGAAAAGTTTACTGCCGATTACCGTAAAGCACAGAACGCTATGGCGGTGACTAGAAAGAAAATTAAAAAGGCAGAAAATGCAGATGATGAAGTGGAGAAAGCAGAACTGCTGAAAGTATACAAAAGCCAACGGGCAACACTACTCAAAACACCTTGCAAATCTCAGACGGATAAAAAGTTAAAATATGTCCGTTATGCAGATGATTTCATTATAGGTGTAAATGGGAGCAAAGTTGATTGTGTAAGAATCAAACAGCAGTTATCAGATTTTATATCTAACACTCTCAAGATGGAATTAAGTGAAGAAAAAACACTTATTACGCATAGCAACACGTATGCGAAATTTCTTGGATATAACATTAGAGTAAGACGTTCTAATACAGTAAAACCCAATGGAAGAGGTGCAACGCAAAGAACTATGTCTAACGGTGTTGAACTTGCTATTCCGCTAAAAGAGAAAATTAACGGTTTTATGTTCAAAAACGGAATTGTTAAGCAATGTGACAATGGCGAACTTGAACCGGTATGCAGAAATGATATGTTACGACTCACAGACCTTGAAATTGTTTCAGGCTACAATGCTGAACTTAGAGGGATTTGCAATTATTACTACATGGCAAGCAACTTCTATATGCTGAATTATTTCAGCTATCTTATGGAATATAGCTGCCTTAAAACTCTTGCAGGAAAGCATCGTTGCTCTATAGGCAAAATCAAGGAAAAATTTAGTGACCATAAAGGAAAATGGTGTATTGCTTATGAAACCAAGAAAGGTACGAGTTATTTGTACCTATCCAAATATTCTGATTGTAAAAAGGGGAAAAATGCCACGGATACAAGAACGAGTATGGTACAGATTCACAAGAATACACGTAGTACTTTTGAAAGTCGATTAAAAGCTAAATGTTGTGAACTTTGTGGAAGCACGACCAGCAATCAATATGAAATCCATCATGTAAATAAGATTCGTAACCTAAAAGGCAAAGAACCTTGGGAAATAATGATGTTATCGAAAAGAAGAAAAACCATGGTAGTTTGTTGGGAATGTCATAAAAAAATCCACAATCAGAATTTTGAAGTCAAACAATAATGGAGAGCAGTGTGCATCGAGAGGTGCAAGCACTGTTCGGAGGGGGGACTGTGGAAACCTGCCATGGTGACATGGTAAGGCGTCACTTTCCTACCCTACAAAAAAGCAGTCCGGGCCGGATACGATATGGATATCATTCCATCGGATCTGAACACGTATGGCGGAGAAGCTAAGCGTCTGTTAGAAGACCTGCAGTCACGAAATGAGCGTATGTTCCTTGTAACAGCGCTCTTTTTAAATACAGCAAAGACCAAACAGGCACTGGACAATGCCATCTTCCAGACTGCCGGAATTGCACAGAAATACAACTGTGTACTGAAACGTCTGGACTATCAGCAGGAAGAAGGACTGATGAGCAGTGTTCCGCTGGGAGTCAATCATATCCCGATCAAGCGGGCTCTTACGACTACCAGTACAGCGATCTTTGTTCCGTTTACGACACAGGAACTTTTTATGGCAGGAGAATCCTTATATTACGGATTGAATGCACTCAGTAACAACATGATCATGGTGGATCGTAAAAAGCTGAAAAACCCGAATGGATTGATCCTTGGTACGCCTGGATCCGGTAAATCCTTTGCAGCAAAAAGAGAGATCACCAACGCTTTCTTTGTCACGAAGGATGACATTATCATCGGAGATCCGGAGGGTGAGTATTATCCACTGGTCCATGCACTTGGCGGACAGGTGGTACACATCTCACCAACCAGTAAGGATTATATCAATCCGATGGATATCAATATGGATTATTCCGATGATGACAATCCACTTGGTGTAAAATCCGATTTTGTCCTGTCCTTATGTGAGCTGATTATGGGAAGCAGGGATGGTATTGAAGCAGAGGAAAAATCAGTGATCGACCGCTGTCTTCCACTGGTGTATCAGAAGTACTTTGCAGATCCAAAACCGGAAAATATGCCGGTCCTTGGTGACCTGTATGACTGCCTCAGAAAGCAGAAAGAACCCCAGGCCCAGAGAATTGCAACAGCACTGGAAATCTATGTAAATGGATCACTGAAAGTATTCAACCATAGAACCAATGTGGAACTGAATAACCGTATTGTCTGCTTTGATATTAAGGAACTTGGAAAGCAGCTGAAGAAAATCGGAATGCTCATCGTCCAGGATCAGGTATGGAACAGAGTTACAATCAACCGTGGCATCAAATCTACCAGGTACTATATCGATGAATTCCACCTTCTGCTCAAAGAAGAACAGACAGCAGCTTATTCCGTAGAAATCTGGAAGCGATTCCGTAAATGGGGTGGTATTCCAAGTGGTATCACCCAGAATATCAAAGATCTTCTTGCCAGCAGGGAAATTGAAAATATCTTTGAGAACAGTGATTTTATCCTGATGCTGAACCAGGCTGCAGGTGACAGACAGATCCTTGCAAAACAGCTGAATATTTCCCCATATCAGTTGTCTTATGTGACGAATTCTGGGGAAGGAGAAGGACTTCTTTTCTATGGAACAACAATTATTCCATTTAAGGACAAGTTCGATAAGAACTTGAAGCTGTACAGTTTGATGACTACAAAACCGGAAGAAGTTGAAAAACGAGAGAAAGAAATGGAGGCGGAAAAGCATGAAGGAAATCGATAAAATCCGAATCAGGAAGTGGAACCAGGATAATCCTTACATTCAGATGAAAAATCTGGAAAATGCACAGGCTGGATACCGTGTTCATACAGTCAATGATGATCATCATCTGTATGAACTTCCGCTGGAAACACAGAACATTATCCTTGACTGGGTATTCTGGAATTT